CCAAGAGCGGCGTGGGCGGGGGCGTCATCGCGGTGCTGCCGGGTGATGCGCCGCGCGAAATAGCGCGGCCCGTTGCGACATAAAGCGCACCCCCTCGGGTTTGCCCGACGCAAAAAGAATTTGACGGCACCGCAAAGCGCAATCATACTTCGTGCACTGACTGGCACAGGGCCGGGCAGACTCCCGAGGAGATCAGCATGTTCGTTTCGACCAATCCCCATGATTTCACCGTCGGCGCCGCTATCCGTCACCAGGACGTGAAGCTGAACCGGGCCCTGTGGACCCTGGCCGAAGAGAAGCGCAAGCTGAAAGCCGCGCACTGACGCATCCGCCTAGGGCCCTGGTGGGCCCTATGGGATGCGCCAGCATCGGACCCGCCGCAGTTCGCGGCAATCGACCAAAGAGACACCATGACCGCCGCCATCGCCTACAAGTACGCCGACCCGACCGAAACCGCCCGCCTGGTCTTTGACCGAGCCGACGCTGACGAGATACACAGCGCCGATCCGTCGCTGCTGCTGCACGTCGGCGCGGCAGTCGAAAGCGGCTCGGGTGACGATCACGACACCGGCCGCGTCGAGAGCTTCGTGGACGACGCGACCGCGTTCATTGCCTGGGATTCCGGCGTCAAGACCCCGGCCGACATTGCTGCTCTGCGGCGCCTGTGAAGGAGAGCCAGCATGCCTTTTTGCGGGTTCACCCGAGTGCATGGTGGCTGGTGCCCGCGCGCGTGGTGCAGCGCGCATGGGCTCTGGTGCAGATAGCGCACGAGTCCTCGCTTAGCCCGTCCACGGCGGAACATGCTGCGCACCGACTGAGCCGCTGGACACGCGGCAACGGGTGGCGGAGGAAGTTGGCCCGACACGCGCGCCTGCGGGAGCAGCGAACGTGCCTGAGCCTCCCAAACCTCATCACCAGACCCGCGCAAGCGGGCCTTTGAACCTGAGCCCGCAATGAACCTACTCACGATCAGCAACAGCGGTGCCGACATCGCGGCTACCACGTACTGGGACACCGAGCACGCATCAGCGGGCATCTGCTACCTCACCGCAAACGCGGGCACCTGGCGCCTGTTGGTGCCCGAGGCCGCCGAGGGCACGCTGGCCGACATGCGCACAGGCACGTGCGCGACGATCGAGCCCAGCCTCGCCCAGCCGCAGGCATGCTGGGATGTCGTCTTCGAGGACGGCACCGACAGCCCCTTCTGCCTCAGCGTCGACCGTCGCCAAGTTGACCGAAAGATGGAGCCCGGATCATGTCGCCTGGCAGTGTGGACCCAGCGCGGCAAGCAGCTGGACATCCCCTGCACTGTGCGCACCTGAGGACCCGCACATGCACGACATAGAGCACTGGCGCTGGTGGATCACCGGCCCCACCGGCAAGCCCCACAAGACGCGCCACACCATGACCGAGGCCGACGCGCTGGCCACCGACTCGGCCGCCACGCGCGTAGACGGCAGCCGCGTGGTGCGCACAGTGCCCGACGGCGTGGCCGAGCACCAGCACACGCAGCCTGGCCTCGCCAGGCGCCCCCCCCGAAGGTTTTTTGGGTTCCGAGGACACATCGCTATGAACGGACCCGAACTGTCGGCCCTGCGCCGCCTGCTGTTCTTCAGTACCGCCGAAGCAGCGCGCTACATCGCTGCCGATGAACAGCGCCCGCACGGCGTGGAAGAGCGCACATGGAACCGGTGGGAGACCGGCAAACAACCCGTGCCGCCGAACATCGCCGCGGCCGTGCGGTTCCTGGTGGACCAGCGCCGCTTGCAACTGCAAGACCTACAAAGACTGGACGACAAGACCGCAGAGCTTGATGCGCTGCACGATCAGTTGGGCAAGCCGCCGCTGGGGCGTGTGTACTTGTGGCAGGCCGAAGCGGAAGATTCCGCCGGACCGCGTCTTCTGTGGCGTGTGTGGCAAAGCGCACTGGCGGCGCATATCGCGGACAACCCGGATCCACCCCCGCGCCTTATCGCATTCGACGCACAGGCCTTCGCGCGATGGCGCCTGGCCCGCGGCCTGCCCGACGATGACGAAACGCGCGACGCCTGGGCTGAAGCGCAGGCCGAGGCCGCTTCTCCATAGTCAGCGGCGGCACCCACCCCCTCGGCGGTTTTCTGGGCCCTGCTCAGCCCACCAACAGCGCCCGCAAGTCCACCACGTCCGCCGTCAGCGTCACCACCTTGTCGCTCACACCCAGCGCGGCGCACGTCACCTTGTACGTGGCGCCGGCGGGCTGCATGCGATCGGTGCGCGTCATCTCCAGCCAGGTCTTGTCGTGCGCGCTGGCCAGCGCACCGGCGCCGTTGGTGCGCGCGGTGAAGCGGTCGCCGCTAATCAGCAGCGCACTGGCCACCGCGGCGCCTTGCGGGCGCACCAGCTCGAAGGTCACCTCCACGCCGGCGGCCGGCCGCCGATCAGCCGTAGTGATGTAGCCGTACACGCGGCACAGGCTGTTGTCGGTGGGCGCCGCCGGCACCGGCACCAGCGGGCTGGGCCCGGGCACCACCAGCAGCCTGGCCAGCCCGGCGCCCACGCTGTTGGCCGGCGCCGTGCGCGGGTCGCTGGCCAGCAGTTCGGCGGCGATGCCCGTGCCCAGGTCGTCGATCGCCGCGCCGACGTTGGCGAAGTCATCGGCCAGCTCGGCGCCGACGGCCGCCGGCAGCGCCTGCAGCGTGGCCTGCCTGGCCAGCGCACTGCTGCCCTCGATGGCGGCCAACGTTGGCCGCTGCACCAGCGCCGCCATCACCGTGTCGTGCTCCGTCATGCGGCCCGATGCCCGCGTGGCCGCGGCCGTCTCGGCCTCTCGGCTGCCGATCGCCACGTCGACGCGACCCAGCTCCGTGGCCAGCTCGGCGCGAACGGCGGTGGCCACCTCGGCCGCCGCGGGAGCGCTCGAGCTGCGGATACTCCATTCAATGGCCCTGTCGATGCCAGCCGTCTTGCGTAGCGTCATGTCCCACCCGTGCATAAGCGGAAGGGGCGGGGTGTACATGAACAAGGGCTTGGCCTGCGTGCCGGTGAACGTGGCGCTGTCCATCAGCCTTTGCGTTCCGCCGCTACGCACCTTCTCGTAAAGGCGCAGCTCATACTGCTCGGTGGATGTGAGCGCTGAAAGGTCCAGCAGCAGGGTATAGACACCAGCCACAGCCACAGACGCAAGCGTCGTGCTCGATGCCGGCAGGCTGTACTCCGTTGAGCCTATGGTGGCGCTGCCAGAGTAGATCTGGATGGGGGCTGGCATCAGTCGTTGCTCCTCACGAAGTGCGCCATCAAGGCGCCACAGAAAACAGCCTGCACACCACCCGGAGCTGCGTGGCACTCACTGTCCCTGCGCCACCCAGAGAGTGGGACAAGTACTCAAAACCCACCGGCACCACCGCATTCGCTGCATAGGGCAGTTCGATGAATGCGCTGGTCGCCCCGCTGCCCAACACGGTCACCAACCGTGTAGGACCACTGCCGGCATAGCCGACCAAAAGGAGCGACCAGGGCCCCGCGCCGGGGAGGATGTCGGTCCTGTTGGTGCGCCATTGCCCGCTGAAAGTAACCTGCAGCGTGCCACTGGATGGCGCAGAGAAAGTACCTGTCGGAAGTGCCATTCGCTGCCGTTCACTCTATGTTGCTGCGAACGATGCCCGTCGCATCGAAGAACTCCGCTGCAGCAAGCGTGGCGGCGGGCCCGGCCGCGCCCTCAATGCGCTTCCAGCGGTAGTCCGCCGTGTTCGTCGAGTCGTCCAGGCTGAAGTCCGTGTACTGCCCCAGCCAGCTGCCCACGTCCTCACCGCCGCTCCCCGTGAAAGTGACGCCGCCATCGTTGGAGTACTTGATGTGCACCACCCCAGCCGCGCCCGCTGCACCCCGCTCGCCCACGATGCGAAAGGCCGCCGTGTACGGCCCGGTGGTACCCACGCGCTGCCGCGCGTACAGGTCGCCCGGCGCAAACGGCACGTGCCAGTTCGCCGCGCCATCCACGCTGTACTGGATGTCCAAGCCGTCGCCGTCCTCACCATTCACCCGCTGCGGCACGGCCCACGCGCCCACCAGCACGCTGGCCGCGGTCTTCTCAGCCACGGCCAGCCACAGCGGATTGCCGTCGTCCGCCGGCGGCTCATCACTCCAGCCTGCCGGGGTGCCGTTGCCCGCCGGTGTCTCAGGACGCGCCGCCGCGCGCCGCCACACGTGGTCGATGAAGTTGCCCGTGCTGCCAGCCGCACCAGGTGCGCCGTGCGGCCCTGCAGGACCGAAGCGCACGTTGCGCACCGCCGCGCCAGGCGCCCAGAAGCTGCTGTCCAGGTACAGGCGCAGGCCGGCTGCCACGCTCACCTCTCGCGCCACAACGCCGTCGAAGAGGTACTGCACCTTTACCCCGTCGTACACGATGCTGCAGACGCTGGCCGAGCTGTAGGCGCCATGAGTCAGCACGTAGGCCCCGCTCTCGAAGATCATGGCGACGCCCAGCTCCAAGTACCAGGCGAAGTCGATGTTGGCAAAGTCCGCCGCCACGGCCGGGTCGCTGTTCAGGCCCATCATCAGCGGCAGGTTGTTCTGCTCGGGCTGGAAGCTGCACCAGGCCGCGCCGATGAAGCTCTCCAGCGTGCGCAGGTCGCTGTCCCACGCGTTCACGCCGCCCACTTTGCGCGCCGCAGCTGGCCCGGTGAGCACCACGTTGCCGCGTGGGATCAGCGTGACGCTGCCGGCACCGGGTTCACCGTCGGCACCATCGGCACCCGGCGGCCCCGCCGTCCACGCGCCCTCGGTGCCATCCACCAGCTCCACCGCAGGCGGTGCCCACCGCACCTCGGCAAGCGGGCTGGCCAGCGCCTGGAAAGCCCGCGTACGCACGTTGGTCGCGCCGGCGCTCCAGCAGTAGCTGATGGTGCTGGCCACACGCTGGCCGCTGGCCATGTCGAACACGCCGCCAGCGTCCGCCGGCACACCCATGCTGCCCGCAGGGAACACAAAGCCCACCAGCAGGTACCAGCGCCCCACCTGCGGCAAGTCGCCCACCCAGAAGCCTGGCTCGCGCACTGGCGTGGTGGTGTTCAGCGCGCACACGCGCACCTCTGCGTCCGCCGCAGCCAGCTGGGCCCCAGGTCCCCACACCAACGTGCCTGTGCCCGAGACACGCTGGACAGGCACGGCAAAGCGGTAAGTCCGCCGCGGATCCACGCGGGCCAAGTTCTTGGGGCTGGCGCTGGCCAAGTTCGGATCCTCGCCTATCCATCCACCGTCTGCGTCTGGCGTGGTGGTGCCACCCGCCCCGCAAGCCCAAAGCGCCTGCACCCCACCACGCGGGCCAGGCCCCCAGATGATGCCGTTCTCGTTGGCCACGTTCTCGGCTATGGCCCACTCCCACGCCGCGCCTGGCCGCCACCAGGTGGGGTCGATGAGGTTGGCACCTACGGCCACCACGCTGCCGGTGAGCGTGACACTGCCACTGCGCGCCGGGCTCAGGGCGCCCAGCGCGTTGCGGCTCTTCACCAGCACCTGCAGCGGCCCGGGCACCAGGCCGTCGATCTCCACGCAATTGGCAGTAGTGGGCTGCAGGTCCACCCACGGGCCTGCGTTCAGGCGCCAGGCGGCCAGGTAGGTGAACCCCGTACCCGGCTCGGGCCAGCTCACGGTGACACGGATCCGGCGCTCCAGGCCCAGGGCCACCACGCTCTCGGTGAAAGCGATCGACGCCGGCGCCGGCGGCACGCGCGGGATGCGGCTGACGCTGGGCGTCTCGAACTGGATGCCCTGCTCGATCAGCGCGTGCTTGGGTGCGTGGTGCCGGATGCCCGAGATCTCGAACTCATTCGTGCCGTCCACCGGCGCCACGCTCAGGCAGCGCCAGGTCGTCACCGCCACGTCGGTGCCCTCCAGCACCCACACGGCCGGCGCCGCCGGCGCCTGGCTGAAGGCGGGGACCACCGTCAGCACCTGGTGCGTGCCCGCAGCGTTGGTCACCGGCCGCTTCTCGATCACCAGGCGGCCCGGGTTGGCCGGGTCGGGCAGGGCCACGCCCAGCACGTAGGTTTCACCGCCAGCCAGCGTCACCGGGGCGTCCAGCGTCACGGCGCCGGTGGTGGCGCTGCGCACACGGCCGCCAAAGCGCACGCCGGCTTCCTCCGGGTCGGCAATCTCGTACAGCGCGCCCGGGCGCAGCTGCACGCCGTCCAGCCCGCTGCGGTGCGTCACCACCTGGCCCTCGAACTCCTCGCTGTACAGCGCCCACTTCCCCAGCCGGTGCGCCTGGCCACGGCTCCACACGCCCAGCGGGCTCAGCTCCAGGCTCTTGATGCCCTTGCGCGCCTGCAGCTGGCGGTTCACCACCACCTCGGGCACCAGCTTGCCCAGCTCCTCGCGGCTGTTGAACCACACCACCACCTGCGTGTGGCGCTTGCTGTGGCTGGCGCCGCTGTAGTTGAAGCGGCCCACCGTGTTGGCCGCCGTGAACTGCACCACCGGTTCGCCCGGCGCGTCCTGCGACACGCCCACGTCGGTGCCCATGAAGAAGCACATGCCGCGGAACACCGCGGCCAGGTCCTGCAGCACCTTGTAGGCCTGCTCGCGCGTCTGCAGGTAGACCCCACCGCGAAAGCGCGGCTCCATGCCGCCCTTGCCGTCGGGCACCATCTCGTCGCAGTACCGGCCTATGCGGTACAGCTCCCATTTCAGGCTCTCGCCGACGGTGAAGTAGCGGCCCAGGCCATAGCGGTTGCTGGTGACCATGTCGAAGAAGTGCCACGGTGGGCAGTCCGTCCACGCCACCTTGAAAGTCCCGTCCCACACCCCCGTGTACGTCTTGGCGATGGGGTCGTAGTTCGTGGGCACGCGGATGCGCTGCAGCATCATGTCGTAGGCCCGCGTGGGGATGCGGCCGAACTGCTCGGCGCCCACGCGGATGCGCACCAGCACGCTGTTCGGGTAGCGCAGCTTCAGGCTCTGGATCTCGGCGTAGCTGCTCCACCTGAAGGCGTTCACCTCCAGCGCGCTGGTGCTGTCGGGCGTGATGCGCCGCACGCGCACCTGCCACGGCGCGGCTCCGCTCAGCGCAAAGGTCTTGCTGCGGGTGTAGCGGCTGGTGGTCTTGCCGTCCACCACGTCGCGCACCACTTCCACGTAGCCGCCACCGTTGCTCTGCACGTCGATGGCGTACTCAAAGCTGCTGCCCACCAGGTCGCCGTTCTCACGGTCCTGGCGGCTCAGCTGCGGCACGGCGATCGTCACGCGCACCGTGTCCACGGCCGGGTTCGTGATGTTGCGCACCACCGGCGTGGCGGCCAGCACGGTGACGCCCACGCCCAGCTCGTTCTGCACGCCGTCGGCGCCGGCTATGGCGGGCTGGCCCTGCGTGCCTGGGGTGAGTTGCACCTGCACGCCCGTGAAGTTGAAGGTGCCATCGGCGTTCTGCAGCGGCACACCGTCCAGGTAGATGCTCTGCAGGCCGTTGACCAGGCCCTCTCCTTCGCCCTCGTGCAGCAGGTCCAGCACGTCGGCCACCTGCGTGCTGCGCAGGCTGTCGGGCAGCTCCTGGCCACCGCCGCCGCCCTTGCCGCCACCGGCGCCCGTGATGCGCGGCACGGCGGCCATCAGCCGTTGCCCTCTTCGTAAGGCGGCAGCTCGGGCGGGGGCGGCATGGTGGCGCCGCCGTCGCCGTAGGCACTGGGCACCACCAGCTCGGTGGTACTCAGGCCCTGGCTCACCACCACGCTGCCGATGATGCAGCGCCCGTATCCCACCGGCACCGGGCCGCCCTGCTCGGCATTGTTGAGCGCACCGTCGAACGCATAGCTCGGCAGGTTCTCCACGGCCGGCGTCTTGCCGGTGCGCTGCGGGCTCAGCATCTGCACCACGCCGCCCAGCATCATGGCCAGCCCCATGTTGGCGATGGCAAAGCCCAGCCCGGCTGTGGTCCCGCCGGTGACGATGGAGGTGGCCGCGATCGCCACGCCCACCACCAGCAACACCGCGCCCACGATGGTCTGCCCCAGCCCCTGGCGCTTGCCGCCCATCACCACCGGCACCAGGCGGATCGGCTCGCGCTGCCCCAGCGGCGCCGCGGCCTCGGCCTCGCCGATGTTGCGCCGCTGCGGCCCGCTGCCCACGTACACGTGGTAGGCCTGGCGCCCGTCGGGCCCTACAAAGGCCCGCTCAAAGCCCGGCAGCACCGCGCACAGCGCACGCACCGCCTCCGCCGGGGTGGCCACCGCAAGGCGGAACACGCGGCCGAACTCCCGGCCCAGCTGGCCGTACAGCCGCACCTCACGCAGCACCGGCACGGCCACCGTCATGCCAGGCTCCGGTGGCGCAGCAGCGCCACGGTGTGCCGTGCCCAGTAGCCGCCGTACACGTCGTGGCAGCTCAGCCGGCCCCACAGGTGGTGCAGCAGCGTGTCGTCGCCGGTGTACACCGCGCCGTGGTTGGCCACGTTGGCCTTCACCTGCATCAGGATCACGTCATGCCGCTGCGGCTCACCGGCCACGCGCACAAAGCCCGCCGCCTCGAAGCCGGCCATGTACAGGTCCTGCGGCGCATGCCCCTCGCGCCGCTCCCACCAGCCGTCCTCACGCTCGAACTCGGGCAGCACCAGCTGCAGCTCGCGCCGGTACCAGTCCTGGATCAGCGTGTAGCAGTCCAGCACCCCGTGGCAGAAGTCGCGGCCCGTGTAGGGCGCCTGCCAGCCCTCAGGCAGCACCTCCTTCATCACCCCACTGGGCCAGCCCACCAACAGCCAGGGCAGCCCGCTGCGCTCGCAGCCCACGCGGTCGGCCATGCTCGGGTTGGCGCTGGCGTTGGGGTGGCTGTGCACCACGGCCAGCACCTGGCCAAAGTCTTCGGCCATGCGCCAGCCCTCCGGGTCCAGCTCAAAGCGGTCTTGCCCACCCGGGTGCAGGTTGTCGCACGGCATGTAGTGCAGCGTGCCGCCGTCCGGGTCGCGCACCACCAGGCCGCAGCACTCGCGCGGCGCCTCCCGGCCGGCGTGGTCGATGATGGCCAGGCGCAGGTCCTCGCCGAGTTGCTCCAGCACGCTGGTGGTCGACGTCACAGTTGCCTCACGGTCCCCGCGCCGGGGAAGAAGTCGATGGGCAGTTCGGCGCTGGTGCCGAACCGCAGCTTGCAGCCGCTCACCAGCCGGCTGCAGTCGTCCAGCAGCGGGTTGTTGGTGGGGGTGTCGTCCACCATCGCCACCGGGCCGCCGGTGTAGCCGCACTCGCTGCTGCGGTACAGGCTGCCGCACAGCGAGTTGCGCACCTGGCGGCCGGGCAGCATCACGTCTTCCACGTCCAGCGGGCTCACCAGCTCCCACGCCACGTGCGTGCCATCGCGGCTGAGCACGCGGTCGAAGAACCACAGTTCGTCCGGGTAGGCGGCCGTGGGGTCGGCCTGCACGTTGCCGCCGGCAAAGTTCACGGCGTCCAGGTAGCGCCGGTGCGTCTGCCGGCGCAGCAGCCGCGCGCCGCCCAGGTCGGCGTAGACCCGCACCTCGGCGGCCAGCACACCGCTCACGTCGCCCACCTGCAGCTTGGGGCGTGGCCGCGGGCCGTCGCCGCGCAGCTCCGCGCCGGTGAACTGGATGGGGATGGGCACGTACGTCAGGCCCTGCCACACCACCGCCTGGCCGGTGGGGCTGGCGCTGTTGAAGAAGCGCCACACCGCAGGGGCGCCCAGCGCCCGGGCGTCCACCTCGAAGAACTCCAGCTTGGCGCTGGGCTCCAGCGCCTGCAGCTCCGCGGCGATCGTCATGGCTCGAACGTCATGGCTCGAAGACCTGTCGGAACGTCACCCGCAGCGTGTTCACGCCCACGCGGGCGGCGGTGCGCGTCCAGCCGGTGGCCACCACCTTGATGGCCACCGTGTGCCACAGCGGCACGTAATTGAAGGCCCTGCCCCGGTTGGCACGCAGGAAAGCCACCATCTCGTCGGCGATCACGTCGTCGACCTCATCGAACGGCACCGTCCAGGTCTGCACCAGGTCATTGATGCCGTCGGGCGCGCGCTGCTGGTAGCCGTCGCCGAACTGCGCCACGCGCACGCGTGGGGTCTCCTCCAGCGTGGTGCCTTCGCTCTCGGTCCAGATCCAGTCAGCCACGGCGCATCCCTGCCAGCAAGCCACCCGGGCGCATCTGCTCGGCCACGTACTGGGCCACCGCAGTCTTCAGGCCGGCGCCGAGTTGGCGGGCTTCCTCCGTGGTCACATCGCCGGCGCCGCCGCCGTCCAGGCTCACGGTGATGTTCACGTTGCCGATCAGCGGGCCGCCGCCGTAGTTGTTGCGGTGCCGTGGGTCGTTGGCCGTCAGCACCTCTTCACCACGCTGCAAGATGGCCGGCACTTCGTTGCTGGCCAGCCCCAGGCTGGTGGCGCCGGCAATGCCGCCGCTGTGCAGGATCTGCGCCCCGGCAAACACCAGCGGGCTCACGGCGCGGGCGGCGCTGCCCAGGCCGTTGATGACGCCGCCGCTGTGGCGCACGGTGGCGAAGAGTGAACTCAGGAAGGTGCCGAAGCCTGTGGTGCCTGTGCTTGCTCCGCCAGCGCCACTGCCGAAGAGGCTGTTCACCAGCTGCTCGCCCAGGCGCTTGGTGATCAGGTTGAGCATGCTCTGCGCCACACCGCGCACGAAATCCTTCACAGCGTCCAGGGCGGTCTTGCTGCCGGTGGCGATGTCGTTGAAGAGGGTGGCAAAGCCGGTGCCCACGCTGGTCTTGAGGGTGCGCTGCAGCTCGGTGGTGCGGTCCATCAGTTCCGCCAGCGTCAACTTGCCCTGTGCCAGCGCGTTGCGCTCGGCCGGGCTCTGGGCCAGCTTCTCCTGCAGCTCCAGGATGGCCTTCAGCTGTTCGGCCGTCTTGTCGCGCGCCTCGAACTTGCGCTGCTCGGCGGCCTCGGTGGTCAGCGCTCCCCGCAGCACGGCCTGGTCGATCTGCGCTTCCACAATGTCCAGCGCCTGCAGCTGCTCTTCCTGCTGCGCCGCCAGGCTCTGCAGTTCGGCCGCGCGCAGCGCTTCGGCCACGCTGGCGCGCGCCGCATTGAGCTTGGCATCCACGGCGGCCACGACCTGATCACCGCCTGAGAACCTCTTGGCGGTCTCGATGGCACTGGCCAGTTCGCGCTCCAGCACTTCCACTTCACGGCGCGCATCGGCTGTCGCCGCGCGCGCCGTGCGGCGGGCGCGTTCGGCAGGGTCGGCCACGTTGCTTGCCACGGTGACCTGCTGCAACTCGGCCACCCTTTGGCGGGTGTCTTCGTTGAGGCGCTGAACTTCCTGGTCTATGAGCCGCGTGCCTTCGGCCGTCGCGCTCCCCACCCGGGCCTTTGCCTCCAGCAACCTGGCTTCAAGTTGCGTCAGCGTAGTGACGGATGCCGCGACCTCTGCCTTGCTGCTTAGGCCGGATTTACGAACCTCTTCAGCCCTGATCTCTTCTTCTGCTGCTTCTCGGGCACCTCTTGCCCGCTGCAGGTCGATGAAATTCAGCTTCAGCGCCTGGTCGCTGGCGCTGATCAGCTGCTGTGCGTAGTGCTGCTCTACCGCGTCGCGCTCTGCATCAAGCGTGGCGTTGAGCTTAGCCAGTTTTCGCTGTGCGTCGGCTGAGATCTGCGCCGCCTGGGCCGCACGGCCTTCGGCACCGTCACGATTCATGCGCTCTTGCTCTTCGCGCATGCGGATCGGGTCTTCTGCCTTTCGTGCAGCCTCACGATTCAGGGCTTGCATCTCTTCTACGAGGCGCGCGCGCTCAGCGATGTCAACGCTCTTGCGGCGGCCGGCGGTCACGGGCTGCGAAAGCCGCGCATCTATCTCGGCCAGCTGCTGCGTCAGGCTCTTGAGCCTGTCCTCTGCCGTGGTGTCGCGGCCCAGCGCCTTGATCTGCTCGAAGAAGAATCCCACAGCACGGCCCGCCGCATTCCACGCCCGTTCGATGATGCCGATGGCCGGCGCACCGCGCTGCTTGAGGCTGTCCGCGAGCTGCTCGTTCACGAACCGCACTGCCTCCGCCACGCGGCCCTCGCGCTCCAGGCTGCGCACGTAGGCCACCTGCTGGGCGGTGAGGAAGTTGTAGGCCTTGTTCGCGTTGATGGCCCACTTCGTGATGCCGGCGCTCTGGTCCTCGAAGCCCTTCACCACCTCGGCCGCACTCTGGCCGTTGAGCTTGGCGATCGCCGCGGCGGCACTGGCCGTGGACTGCAGCGTGCTGTCGGTCTGGCCGGCCACATTGAGCAGCTCCGCCAGCGTCTCGCGCACAAAGCCGATGCTGGCCCCTTGCTCGGTACTGATCTCGGTGGCCAGGCGGTTGATCTGGCCCAGCGAGGTGCCCGCGGCGTTTCCCGTCAGCGCAAGCGTCTTGCGCAGCTGGCTGCTCTCGCGGTCGCCCGCGGCGATCTGGTAGGCCAGCGTGGCAAAGCCCGCGGCCACGCCGCCCACCAGCACGCGCATGGGCGTCAGCACGCTCAAGAGGGCGCGCAGTGCACCGCCCACGCTGCCGTACAGGTCGCGCAGCTGGCCACCCTGCTGCAGCGCCACAGTGATCGGGCTCTGGCCGGTGGCCAGGCCCACGGCAATGTCCGTCAGCTGCGGCTGCAGCGCGGCCGTCTGGTACGTCCTGCGGCGCGCCTCCCTGCTGGCCGCCGCCGCGGCCGTGGCTTCGTCGCGCCGCTTCTTGGCCGCGGCTTCACGTTCGCTCTTGGCTGCGGCAGCCGCAGCCGCGGCGGCTTCCTTGGCCGCCGCCTTCTGCGCGGCCAGGCGCTCCTTCTCGATGCGCTTGGTCTCTGCCAGCGCTTCCCGCTCAGCCTTCGTGCGCCGGTTGATCTGCTTGACGGCTTCGTCGGTGCCGGTGCTGCTGCTTCTGCCCGTCTGCGCCGCGGCGGTACCCGCAGCCTTGCCGGTGGCCAGCAGCTCGGCCTTCACCTGCTGCAGCGCCGCGATGGCCTGCGCCACCTCTGCGGCTATGCGCAGCTTGGCTTCAATCGTGTTGCCGGCCATGTGCTTTCAGTCCCCGCTCAGACCTTGCCCTGCTCGCCCAGCGTCTTCACCAGCTTGCGGGCGCCGTCGCCGCCCGCGAAAGCCGCAGCCTGGTCAACGATGCCGTCCACCCGGTGCCGCGCCCGCTCTGCGCGCGCCAGGCGCAGGTAAGCGGTGCACTGCGCCCAGGTGTAGCCCATCACATCGCCGTGCCGGTGCCCGGCGGCGATCAGCTCGCCGAAGAGACGGGCCCAGTCGTCGAGCTGCTCGCCTGCGCGGGCAGCAGTGCCTGGCACATCGCGCCCGCGGCGCGCAGCACGGGCCGGGCGCGGCCGAAAAAATCGGCGTTCACCTGCAGCACCACCGCAGCGATGTAGAGCACCCGGTCGGGCAGCATCTCGGCCACCTGCGCCGGCCCCCAGTCGTGCGCCTGGCCCGGCTTCCAGCCCAGCGCCGTGGCCACGAACTTGGGCAGCAGGTCCGGGCGTTCAGCCAGCAGCTGCAGCACCTCCAGCACGTCCTGCGCTTGCGGGCCTTCCGGGCTCATCGCGCGTTCCAGCAGCAACGGGTCCAGGTTGGCCAGGTCGGCCAGCACCGTCACCTCGCGGCCGTCCACCGGGAACGTCACCGCAACCGGTGTCACGAACTGCGGGGTGGCGTTCATGCCGTGCTACCCGGCACCGTCAGGCTGTAGAACTGGCCATCCGGGTCGCTGCTCTGCCGGAAGGGGTCGGCCAGCACTTCGCCCAGGCTCTCGAAGTCGTTGAAGTCGTCGTTGATCAGCTTGAGCTGCGCGGTGGGCGACAAGCGCACGCGGAACACGTCGCACACCACGCGGGTGCCGTCGTCGGTGTTGATCCCGTCCAGCCGAACGTACACCTCGGTGCTGATGAGCTTGAAGGCGCCGATGACTTTCTCGCCGTTGGGCGAGTAGTCGGCCTTGAACGGCTGCACGAACGGGCCGCCCGTGGTCAGGTCCGTGAACGTGATGGTGCCGGGGAACTCGTCGTACTCGTAGTTCGTGCGCACCACCAGCGTCTTGGGGCTGCCGGTGCTGTCCTTCAGCACCAGCGTGCAGTTCTTGCGCGGCAGCACCAGGCTGTCGCCCACCACGGCGCCGGTGGGCAGCGCGTAGTTCGTCACCTGGGCGCCGGCCGCCCGCGCCGTGGTGGCACCCAGCAGGCTGTAGGCCGCGTTGGCGGTGTTCCATTCGTCCCAGCTCAACTTGAGCTCGCCGCCGCGGCCACGGCTCATGCGCCGGTAGGGCAGGCGGTTGCCGCTGAAGCTCTCCTTGCGGCTGGTCGTGTCTTCGTTCTGCGCCAGCTCGAAGACCGTCGCATTGCCCACCCAGCGCAGCACACCGGGGAGGCCGTTGGACAGGCGCGGGCCGATCAAGACCTTGCCTTGTAGCGAGAAACCGGGCATGTCGTGCTCCGTTCAGAGAGTGAGAGAGATCTCGAAGCCCATCGGGTAGATGGCCTTCTGTGCGTTGATGTCGGGCCGCATGGCCGCGTTGGCGCGGCGCATCGGGTTGGTCGCACCTTCAGGCACCCAGCCGGCCAGCGCGCGGTGCACCTGGCTGAGCAGCGGGCCGGCCAGCGTGTGGCGGGCATCCTTGGCCCGGGCCACGTTGTTCAGGGCCAGCAGTACCAGCCAGCGCTGGTGGACTTTCTGGCTGTTGATGCTGGCGCGGCCGGCTTCGCTTTCGGCCAGGCGGTCGCCGGCCCACATCACCATCAGCACGCGGCTGCGCTGGTCGGCCTGCAGCACCTGCTGCACCGTCTCGCACACGTCCACGGGCATGTCGGGCACCTGCTCCAGCAGCCGGGCCTCGATCAGCGGGCCCAGGAACAGGTAGTCGGCGGCAAGCGCGGGCAGGCCCATGCTCAGCCTTCCTCGCGGCCCATGACCTTGGCCCCGGGCGAGAAGATCACCGTGCCCGCGCCCGCCGGCGGCGGCACCTGGCTGGGCGGCAGCAGGTTCACGCGGCCATCGGCCACGCGGTTGAGGTAGTCGCGCGTGGCCTTGTAGTCCTCGCGGTCGGTTTCGGTGGCGGCGCCGCCCAGCAGCCTGTAGCAGGCGATGGTGATGCAGTGCACGCGCAGGATCTCGGGCGCATCGGCCAGCGGCAGCGTGTAGCGGCCGATCAGGTAGCCGTCGATCTCCGCACTGGCATCGTCCAGCGCCTTGCCCGCCACGCCGTCGTCCACCAGGCCCAGCGGCGGATCGGCGCGGTCGGTGAGCTGCACCAGCCGGGCTTCGCCCAGGCGGTCTTGCAGGTCGGTGACGGTGGCGTAGGGCATGGGTGGGTGGTGGCAGTCGCGGGG